TACTTGGTGCTATTACTGGTGGCGGTAATGAGATTGCTACAGAAGAATCAATGCTTAGTAGCCTAAAGCAAATGGTTTCAGACCCAACAACTAACATCGAAGATAGCGTCAGACTTAAGATGAAGACAGCGGTTCAGGCTATGGAAGACTTTATGAGTTTTGCTAAGAGCAACCAAGTCCGTGGTCTTTACAATGCCACATCACTTAAGCGGGACTATCGTGCTCGTGTTGAGAACATCATCAATCAGTTGGCGTCAGAAGACCCAGCGGTTAAAGAAGCAGCAAGAGCAATCTTTAATTCAATATTAAAGTATTACTCACGAGATACTTATAGAGCGGCGGTATAAAGTGGCAAGTACTAAAGAATTAAAAAATAAAGTTATTAGTCTAACTGCACTTCTTGCAAAAATAGGACGTGACCGTTTTGAACAGATTGCTATTATGCGGGCTTCTGAACCTGGTCAAGGTGCATACATCGCTGCAAAAAATAAATTTGATTCTATTGATAAAGAATTTCAAAAAGTAAATACTCAATTAAATTCTGCTAAATCAGAATTATCTTCTGCTCAAGGTGCAATCAAATCATCTGCTGAAGCAAAAGATAGAGAATCAAAGGCTCGTGCTAAAGAAAACGAAGCACAACTTGCAGAAGATACAGGCAATTCAACACTTGCTGCTACTCTTCGTGCCGAGGCTGCTGAGATTAGAAATCCAAAGCCTAAGCCTGGTGTTGACCCTAATACTGGTAAGACAGTTCTTACTGATGAGCAGTCTGTAGCAAATCTACTAGCAACTGCAAGAATCAGTGAAGCCCCTGGTGGTCCAGTTATGCAGTGGTCATCACCTAATACTCTTAACCCAAAGGGTGACCCAGTTGTTAATCAAGGTTATATTTATGTAGAACCTGCTACAAAAAGAGATGAAAGAATTCCTTCTGTAATTGCTGCGCCATCACAAGACAAAGGCGTAGCACTTGAAACTTCAGATGTAGCCCGTGATAAATACGAGGCTCAACTAGTAAAGCAATATGGAAGCAAGCAAGCCTTAATTAATAAACTGTATCAATCTGGATATTTAACTAGCAATAAGATTCCTGCTAGTCAGGCTGATAAGTTAATTACTGGCGCTTTAGATAGAGCAGCATCTGACTTTACAATTAAGCAATTAAAGAACTATCAGTTCTATGGTATCAAGGAATTTGAAACTATGGATGAGTTCCTTACTGCTACTCGTGGCGCTGGAAACACTACCAAGACATACACAGATGCCGTTGTCATGGGTAGAACTGAAGCAGATAAAAACATTATTGCTATTTATAAGAAGTTAATGGGTCGTGAGCCAAATGAAAAAGAATTGGCTGAACTTCGTCCTTTGCTCCAGAAGGAACAGGGAAAGAATCCAAATGTCATTAGCACAACTAGGGACATTGAAGGCGATATGAAGTCACGCACAACTAAAACTGGTCTTGATACAGAACAGTATTTAATTGAACAGATTGCTGAAAAGGATGAGGCTAAGGCTAACCAAATCCTTAGTTACTACGATATATTCAAGAGAACGATAGGTGTTAATTAATGGCTCCAAAATTAACCTTTGAAGAAATTTTAGCCAAAGCCAAAGAACTATATGGCTATATTGACACTATCTTTATTAGTGACCCAGAGTTAAAGCAATTTCTAACTGATGCGGTAAATAAGAAAAAGACAGCAGACCAGTTTGCTAAGGAACTTACTAGCACTCAGTGGTATATCAAGAATGGTCAGACCATTCAGGCTCGTGGTTTTTCTAAGCGTCAATACGAAGCATTAATCAAAGAGATTAGTCCTACTGACCCAGACTATGCAAAGAAAGTAAGAGAGGCTACTCAGAATACTGATTATGCCCGTGGTCTTGATACTGCTAAAGCAGGTCTTGCAGCACAACTCACAACTAAAGGCATTGCATATACTGAGGCTGAACTTGATACTTGGGCTAAAGAAATATATGACTCAGCCAATGAGAAGAACACAGCCTATATTGCTCGTTTTTTAAATACAAAGATTAAGTTTAATCCTCTAAAGCCAACAGGTAACATTGCTGAGAATATTGAAGATATTAAAACTTATGCAGTTAAACAAGGATTTGAATTAGAAAAAGATTTTACTCAGCAAGATATTAATGGCTGGATGAAGCGACTAGATATGGGCGATAGTCTTGCTGCTATTAAAAAAGAAATTGAAACAAAGGCAATGATTGGTCAACCTGAATCTGTTAGAAACTTAATGCGTCAAGGATTGACAGTATCTGATGTATACCAACCATATGTTACTCGTATTGGCACAAAACTACAGAAGGCTAATATGACAATGAAGGACCCTTGGTTTCAGAAGAATATGTTCAATGATAAAGGGGAACTAAAGACTCTCTGGGAAATGGATATGGCTGCTATGCAGCACCCAGATTGGGAAATGACAGATGAAGCCCACGAGAAGGTCGGTAATTTTGCGCTATCAATTTTACGTGACTTTGGATTGCAGGGATAACAATGGCTGAAAAAATAGTTCCCGTTAAAAAGGGCGATACATTATCTGCAATTGCAAAGGCTAATAAAACTAGTGTTGCAGCCATTGCTGCTGCTAACCCAAATATTACAAATCTTAACAAGATTAGTATTGGTCAGAAGATTGTTATTCCCGTAACAACTGCAACTAAGACATCTACTAATACATATGCTGGTGGTGTTGCTGGTGGTGCTAATCCATTTGCTGCTGGTTCTGGTGTAAATACAACTACCATTGCTGGTATTAATGCAGCCTCTGGATTTACTGGCACTTCAGTTACTTCAAAATCTACTCAAACACAAACTGGTAAAACAGAAAAATCTCGTGTAAAGAATTCAGATGGTACAACAACAATTACTTGGAGTGATGGAACTACAGAAATTATTGGAACACCTACTCCAACTGGCAAGACAGAAAAGTCTCGCGTAAAAAATCCAGATGGTACAGAAACTGTTACCTGGAGTGATGGCTCAGTTACTATTGAAGGATTTAAAACATATAGTTGGACTGACCCTAATACTGGTCAGACATATACGTTTAATAGCGCTGAAGAATTGCAAGCATTTGTTAATACATGGGTATCTACAAATGATGCTAATGCTGCAGCAAAAGCAGCAGCAGATGCAGCAGCAGCAGCACTAGCAGCAGCAAATGCTGGGGCTGCAGCCACTAGATATGCAGCAGATTTACAAGCAGCCCAAGAAGCAGAGCGTTTAAGATTAGAACGTGGTTCTGCTTATGCAATTCTTGAATTAGAGTTTAATAAATATGGACTAGGCGATTTGGCTAAAACAGTTAAGGATTTAATCCTTACTGGCACTCCATCTGCAGAAGCAACTTTAAAACTTCGCAACACAAAGGAATATCAAACACGTTTTGCTGGTAATGAAACCCGCCGTGCTGCAGGTAAGAATGTCTATAGTGAAGATGTTTACCTACAACTAGAGAATCAAATGCAAGAAGCCTTTGCCGCCTACGGTGTTAGCGGTGTTCTTGGTTCTTCAAGAGCAAACCAACAGGCAAAACTTGCTACATTTATTGGCGCAGATATTGCGCCTACTGAGGTAAAGAAAAGAATTCAAATGGCAGTTGAAGAGGTTAATAACCGTCCAGAAATTCTTAAAACTTTCCAGACATATTACCCATCAGTAACTGATAAAGATTTAGTTTCATACTTCTTAGACCCTAAGGAAACAGAAACAAGATTGACGACTAAGGTTCAAGCAGCACAGATTGGTTCTGCTGCATCTCGTCAAGGACTTGTTACAAATGTTCTTAGTGCCGAAGAATTAGCAGCGCTTGGAGTAACTGAAGCAGCAGCAAATACAGGTTATGCAAAGGTTGCCTCTGCTTTACCAACTGCTATGAAACTTGGAGAACTTGAGGGTACTGGTTATACACAGGCAGAGGCAGAAGGAGCCTACCTAAAAGGTTTAGCCTCTGAACAACGTAAGTTGGCAGACTTGGCAGCCCGTGAGCAGAACAGATTCCTTGGTGCATCTGGTATTTCTAAGGGTGGTTATGCATCTGGTTACTTAAACAGAACTTCATCAGCAGGACAATACTAAAAATTCCTGACGTGGACCTACCAGCCCCACGCAGCGTATAAGTCTGGGAGCAAGAGCCAGCCAGTTTCCCCGAACTGAACTGTGGCTTGCGACTAATCAACGAATAGAAAGGGTGGTTGCTATGAGCAACAACATAAACTGGGACGATGAAGATGACGACATCGATGATACAGACACTTACTCAAACGATGGCGGTGACTTGTTAAAGAAGTTACGCAAAGCCAAGCGTGCTGATGAGAAACGTATCAAAGAACTTACAGAGCAACTTGAGGGTTTATCCAAGGTGCAGCGTGAGAGAACCGTTAAAGAAGTCCTAGAAAAGAAGGGCGTCAACGCAAAAGCAGTAAGACTTATCCTCAAGGATTTGGATGACGTTAACGAGGAGTCAGTTAATAATTGGCTCGATGATAACGCAGACTTATTTGGCTTGCAAGTATCTAACAATAGTCAAGATAAAGAGCAAACAAATATTGACCTTGCGGCACTACGTCAACAAGACGTAATTACTCAGAATGCTATGACCCCTGAACGAGCACAGGATTTAAATGCAAGACTCGATAACGCACAGAGTGCGGAAGAGTTAATTGCTTTCCTAAACTCACAAAATTAATCATAGTTTCCTAATTCACTTGGAGGTGAAAAAATGGCTAACTCCTACGTATCCACAGGTTCTTCCTCTCTTGGAGGTACCGCAGGAGCAGCAGGTCTAGTCCAGAAGGCGTATGACCGTCTTCTTGAGTTCGCTCTCCGCTCAGAACCCTTAATTCGTTCTGTCGCAGATAAGCGTCCCGCAAGACAAGCAATTCCAGGTTCAACAGTTGTTCTACAACGTTATGTTGACCTTTCAGCAGCAACTACTGCACTCACAGAAGATGCTGACCCAGATGCAGTAGCAATGTCTACACCAACCTCAGTAACTATTACTCTTAGCGAGTATGGTAACTCAGTGTTGGTAACTCGTGCACTTGAGTTATTCTCACTTGCCGATGTAGACCCTGCAATTGCAAACATTATTGCATTTAACCTTGCAGATTCTATTGACCAGGTTGCGATGAATACTCTTCGCCAAGGTACAAACGTAATCTACTCAGGTTCAACAGCAACATCTACTGCAACAATCACTGCAGCAGCAACACTATCTTCAGCAAACATCCGTAAGGCTGTTGCTAAGTTACGTGCTAACAAGTCTATTGCTCGCAAGGGCAGCCTATACTGGGCTGGTGTCCACCCAGAAGTTTCACACGACCTTCGTGCTGAGACAGGCTCTGCAGGATGGCTTCTACCTAACCAATACGGTTCTGCACAAGACCGTATTTGGGCAGGAGAAATCGGAACATACGAAGGTGCATACTTCGTAGAATCTGCACGTCTTTACAATGCAACCGATGGTTCTTCTTCAGCACGTAACTACCGCACAATTATTGCTGGACAGCAAGCATTGGCTGAGGCAGTTGCTGAAGAGCCACATGTAGTAATCGGACCAGTAGTTGACAAGTTGATGCGTCATCGCCCAATGGGTTGGTATGGCGTTCTTGGCTTTGCACGCTACCGTGAAGAGGCTCTATATCGAATCGAATCAGGTTCATCAATTGCTTAGTTGATTGACGGGTGGGGCTAGGGAAACCTAGCCTCATCAGTAAGTTCATTAAGGGAGAACAATGGCAGATTACATATTCACAACACCAATAGTCCGAGAAGGACCAATTGGTAGACACCGCTTACATTATTTCTACAAAGACAACAGAGGAATTTCCATTGCTAAAAGCGGTGGAACATACACACAAGTTCGCTATCCAATTGATAGTTCTCTTGATGATTATGATGAGTTTTATCGTGGTGGGTATAACCACACAGTAAATGAAGCAACTAAGGCTGCATTAATTGCAGGCGGAGTTGGAGTAACAGAAGCAAACTTTACAGCAATCTAGGGGGATTGATGGCGTATCACTGGGAAGAACATCCAGAACCATTAGATGATTGTTTTGGATGCAAAGTAATGGGTCTTCAGGTAAATGCTGGAGATGCTAAAAGAGATATTCCAGATAAAAAATGGAATGCAGAACTACAGGCTTATAGAGATGCAAGAGACCAAGGTATGCGTCCAGCAGGAACTACCATGAGAGATGTTCAACAAGCATATGAAGCATCAGAAGTTTTAGGCAAAGCATACAACTCGGAAACTATGCCTAAAGCAGAAAAAATAAACAATAAAGTAGCCGAGGTTATGAAAGAGATAGGACAAGTATAATGCCAAAAGTAGGAAACAAGAAGTTCCCATACACAGCAAAAGGTAAGGCTGCTGCAAAGAAGGCTGCTTACAAGGCAGGCGAAAAGATGGAATCCAAGTCTGAGAAGATGATGGAAATGAAAAAGGGCATGAAGAAAATGGGTAAGAAGAAGTAATATGGCTACCCGTAGAAGTCCAATCCAAAGAATTGGTGGCTATGTAGGTAACGCATTGCGTGAAGCAAGAGATGTTCCTACTGCAATTGGCACATCACTCGGCGCACAGTTTGATTATCAAAACCGTGGTCCAGCCAATGACGCAGCAACAAAGCGTGCTGCTATCTCATCTGGCAAAAATCAAGACCGCCAAGTTGTTGAAGCAATCAATGCAATCATTAAGGGGAAGAAGGGCACTTCGTCTGACCAAATTGATAAGAACGGTAAATATGTTAAAGGACGCCAACGTTAATGAAGCAGAAGCATCCAGGGTTCAAGAAAGTTGCTGCGGGAATTGCGAAGAAGCAGGGAATCAGCAAGGAGAATGCAAGTGCGATTCTTGCTTCGGCTGCCCGCAAGGCTTCCCCTGCTGCTAAGAAAAAAAATCCTAGACTAAAGAAAGTTAAGGGGTAACAATGGACCCACGATTAAAGCGAGCAGGTGTATCGGGTTTTAATAAACCAAAGCGCACACCTAATCATCCAAAGAAGTCACATGTTGTTGTGGCTAAAGAAGGTGACAAGGTTAAGACGATTCGTTTTGGTCAACAGGGTGTTACTGGCGATAGACAACCAACTGCACGGCAACGTTCATTCAAAGCCCGTCATGCAAAGAATATTGCCAAAGGCAAGATGTCTGCTGCATATTGGGCAGATAAGGTTAAATGGTAATGAAGAAAGAATTTTGGGATAAAAAGAATCCAAAGAAAAAATCTACCCCATTAACTCCAGCACAAAAAGCCAAAGCAAAAGCAATGGCTAAAAAGGCTGGCAGACCATATCCAAATTTAGTAGATAACGCTAGAGCAAAAAAGAAATAGATAGGGTGGGGACAATGCAAGAAACAGTTTCACTGGCTTGGTGCGATAACGGTAATGTAGACGGAAAGTTTATGCACGGAGTAGCAAACGTGCTCTTGGAATCAGGAGTTAAGTTTGAATCTACTATCCGTTCTGGTGGCAACCAGATAGCAAGACAACGTGAGCATGTTATCCGTTATTGGTATGAACAGAATAAAAGCGAATGGCTACTATGGGTAGACTCAGATGTAGTTATTATCCCAGATAAATTTTTAAGATTATGGAATAAAAAAGATAAAGACAAACACCCAATTGTAACTGGTGTTTACTTTACTACTAAAAATCCAGAAGAACCACTAATGGTTCCAGAGCCTACAGTATTTGAATTTGTAGAGTCTGGAGAAACCATTGGCATTAAGCCAATTCATCCTTTGCCTAAGGATAAGTTTATGCAGGTTGCTGCAGCGGGCATGGGATTTGTTTTAATGCATAGAAGTATTGTAGATAAAATTATTGAAGCAGTTCCAAATGTTGCTATGTTTGCAGAAGCAGGAACTGAAAAAACATTTATAGGTGAAGATATCTATTTCTTTGCCTTATGTGGCAAAGCAGGGGTAGAAGTTTGGTGTGATACTGGAGCAACTGTTCCACACATTAAAAGATTTTCATTTGATGAGCATTACTACAACGCATTTTTTGGCGGAGTAGAAAAGCAATCAAATCTTATTTTACCAAAACATCACAGAAAGAAGTAATCAATGGCACTAGGTAAAGCGGGTAGTAGTCTTACAGCAGAACTTAACCGTCTTGCTGGCACAACTGGTTTAGACGAACAAGGTGCTGCCAATGCTTGGGCTGGCACTACTGGACTTGCAACTGTAGGTGCTCTTAACATCAAAGCCCAGGCTGCTAGAACTAGAGATAAATTTAAAGATATTGATGGTATTTGCAATGAACTTGCTTCGACTACTGGATTAGCAGCACCTGCTGCGTTACGGAGTATAAACGCCTAATGACTACATTTGCCAACATGATTGATGAGGTTTTAATTAACCTATCTGGATACACATTTACTCAAGACCGTTCAACTTATCTTGGTTCATCTGTCACTACAACTACATCCACATCTGCTTCTCCACTAATTATCACATTGCCCACTACTGAAAACCTTGGCAAAGGTGTTATTGAAATTGATGAAGAGTTAATGTATGTAGATAGTTATGACCGTGTAGCCAATACAGCAACGATTGCTCCTTATGGTCGTGGATTTTACGGCACTACTGCAGCCACTCATGCTGCTGATGCACGAGTGATTATCAGCCCAACTTTTCCAAAGTATGTAGTTAAGCGTGCTATTAATGACACCATCCGTTCATTAGGTGCCAACCTATATGCAGTTAAGTCAACTAGTTTTACATTTAATGCAGCAGTGTCTACTTATGCCTTTGCTAACTTAGACATTAAAAATATCCTTTATGTATCATGGCAAAGCATTGGTCCTACAAAAGAATGGATTCCTATTCGTAAGTGGGATTTAGATGCTAGTGCTAATCCAGAGGCATTTGGTTATGTAACTGGAACTGATACAGTTCAAACAATTACTTTGGGTGAAGCACCTATTGCTGGTCGCACAGTTAAAGTTATTTACGCTACCAATCCAGATGCCTTTACAAGTAATTCAAATGTTTATACAACAACAACTGGTCTACCAGAATCTACCCGTGATGTGGTAATTCTTGGTGCTTCATATCGTTTGCTTACATATCTTGACCCAGCCCGTGCTTCACAGACAAGTCCTCAGGCTGATGAAACAGATAGCAAACGCCCATACGGTGCTTCTAGCACAGCAACTAAGCAACTATATGCTCTGTATACACAACGCCTTCAAGAAGAAATTCGGGCACAGCAACAGAATTACCCTACAAGAGTTCACTTCTCCCGCCGATAGGAACCTAAATGACAACACGCAAATACTCATCCCGCTCACAGCAAACAACACTGTCAGCGGCTCTTACATCATCAGCCACAAGCGCTTCTGTTGTTTCTGGCTCAGGCTTGCTAGGTGGTATTACCATCTCTGCTGGCGAACTATTTACAGTAGTTATTGACCCAGATACAGCGCTTGAAGAAATTGTAGATGTCAGTGCGGTAAGCACTAATACATTAACAATTGTCCGTGGTATTGATGGTTCTACTGGACAGGCTCACTCTGCTGGTGCGGTTGTTCGCCACATGGCAATTGGTCGTGACTATCGTGAAGCCAATACTCACATTGAAAATACAACTACAGCACACGGGCTTACTATTGCTGATGTAGTTAAAACTACAGATACTGGCACAGTAACCAGCACAATGATTGCTAACGGGACAATCGTTAATGCTGATATTAACTCTAGTGCTGCTATAGATAAAACAAAAATTTCAGGTACTGCTATTACCGCTGGTGATACAGGCACAGTAACTAATACAATTCTTGCTGGTTCTATTGCGCCTGCAAAGATAACAGGCACTGCTATTACGGCAGCCGATACTGGAACTGTAACAAGCACAATGATAGCCGATGGCACAATTGTAAACGCAGATATTAATGCATCTGCAGCCATTGTTTCTACAAAGATTTCAGGAACAGCGGTAACTCAAGGAGATACTGGAACTGTTACCTCAACTATGATTGCAGATGGAACTATTGTCAATGCTGATATTAATGCATCTGCTGCTATTGATAAGACTAAGATTTCTGGAACTGCAATTACTGCAGCAGACACAGGTACAGTTACATCTACAATGATTGCTGACGGCACCATTGTTAATGCTGATATAAACTCATCTGCAGCAATTGATTGGACAAAAATTGCTCCATCATCCACAGTATCTGCAACTGAACTTGGATATCTAGATGGCGTAACTTCAGCAATCCAGACTCAAATTGATTCTAAACTTAACACATCTACAGCATCAAGCACATATGCTCCAATTGCTAGTCCTACATTTACAGGTGTACCTACTGCTCCTACTGCATCTGCTGGTACAAATACTACTCAAGTTGCTACTACTGCATTTGTAGGAACTGCAGTATCTAACCTTGTGGCATCAGCCCCTGCAGCCCTTGATACTCTTAATGAGTTAGCAACTGCCCTTGGTAACGATGCAGCATTCTCAACAACAGTAACCAACTCTATTGCTACTAAGTTACCTCTTGCTGGTGGCACTATGACTGGTGCTATTGCAATGGGTACTAATAAGGTTACTGGTCTTGGAACACCTACATCTAATACAGATGCAGCAACTAAGGCATACGCAGATACAATGCTTCCACTAGCAGGCGGAACTATGACTGGCGCCATTGCTATGGGAACCAATAAAATTACAGGACTTGGTACACCAACTGCTAATACAGATGCTGTTACTAAAGCATATGCTGATACAATTATTACATCTGTTGCTGCTGATGCTGCAACCGCTTCTGCTGCAGCAACCGCTGCTGCTGCTTCATATGATTCATTTGATGACCGTTACTTAGGTGCTAAATCATCTGCTCCATCTACTGATAATGATGGAAACGCTTTAGTTGCTGGTGCTCTTTACTGGAATACCACAACTGGTGCAATGCAAGTATGGAACTCTTCATTATCTTCTTGGCAAGGTATTACATCTTCAGTATCATCTAGTCGTTGGAGCAAGACAATGTCTGGCGGAGAAACTACACTTACTGGAACAGATGATAACTCAGTAAGCCTTTCCTATACAGCAGGATACGAACAAGTATATCTAAATGGTGTTCTATTAGTTCGTGGAGTAGACTACACAGCATCTACTGGAACTACAGTTACTGGATTATCTCCAGCCCTTGCTGCTAGCGATGTTGCAGAAGTATTATCATGGACACCATATAGCGTTGCTAATGCATTAACAGTAACAATTGTAGATGCAAAAGGTGACTTACTTGTAGGAACTGCAAGTGATACAATTGGAAGGCTAGCGGTTGGAACTAATGGGTATGTTCTTACTGCAGATTCATCTCAGTCCGCTGGAATTAAATGGTCGCAACTTGATGCTCTTCCATCACAAACTAGCAACTCTGGTAAATACCTAACAACAAATGGAAGTTCTGCAAGTTGGTCTACCATTACAACAGACCCTAATCCACAAATCTTCATGATGATGGGAGCATAATGTCAAAAGCAAGAACCAATGCTGATAACCAAGCAGGCGATATTTCGGGCGTAACAGCCTCAACAGGATTAACAGGTGGAGGAACAAGTGGCACTGTATCAGTAGCCCTTGATACTACATCTGTATATGTAATCCCATCTCAAGCAACTAACTCTGGCAAGTATCTTACCACCAATGGAAGCGCTGCTTCTTGGGGAACAGTAGATGCTTTGCCATCACAGACAAGCAATTCAGGTAAGTACCTGACTACGAACGGCACTGCTGCTTCGTGGGCAACAATAACAACCGACCCAACACCAACAGTATTTTTACTGGGTGGAATGTAACTAGGAGAAAATAAATGCCAACAACATACAAGGTGCTAGCACAGTCCAACCCAAGTGCTACAACTGCAACAACACTATACACAGTACCAGCATCAACATCATCAGTAGTATCTACAATTACAGTATGTAACCAAGCAGCATCTGCTGGAACATATCGTATTGCTGTACGTCCTGCTGGTGCTGCTTTGGCTGCATCACAATATGTAGCATATGATGTAGCAATTGCTGCTAACGATACAACAGCATTAACGCTTGGAATTACACTTGCTACTACAGATGTTGTAACAGTTTACGCATCTTCAGCAACAATGTCATTTGCAGCATTCGGTTCTGAAATCTCTTAATTAAACAACATAAGGAGCGCCATACATGGCAATATCACGATTTAGCAATTCTTCTATTGCTAATGGGTTTCCTAAGTATCAAAAGTTTATAGGAAATTTTAATCCAGTACAAGCCTTTACTCAAACCTTTTCTTATACTGGTGCAGACCAAACCTTTACTGTTCCATCAACATCACCTTCAACAATAAAAATTAAATGTTGGGGTGGAGGTGGAGGAACTGGTTTAGTTTATGGAGCACCTGGCGGATACTCTTACGGAGAATTATCTGTTACTCCTGGAACAACTTATACAGTTGTTGTCGGTAAGGGTGGTGTCTTTATGACACAAAATGAAGGTCCTGGTCCAGGTTCTTATGGTGGTGGTGGACAATCATCATCATTAGGTTACGCTGGTAACGGTGGTGGATTATCTGGAGTATTTACTGGTTCAGGTTCAATTACATTTACATCATCAACCGACAGACAACGAGCAGTAATTATTGCTGGTGGTGCTGGTGGTGGGGGATGGACTGACTACGCAGGTGGCGGTGGAGGAACCACAGGTGGCACTGGTAATGGTGGATACGCTGGAACTGGTGGAACACAATCTGCTAACGGAAGCAACCCTTATTCTGGCAACTCAGGAAACCAAATGCAAGGCGGTGGTAATACATCTGCTGGAGATGGCGGTGGTGCTGGCGGTGGCGGTGGCGGTTACTATGGTGGCGGTACTGGTTGGAACGGCGACAGCCCTTCGGGTAACTCAGGTGGTGGTGGAGGTTCTGGCTACATTGGTGGCGTAACTAATGGAACAACAACACAGGCTTCTGGTAATGGTAATCCACCAAATTCAAGTGATGCTAATTGGTTTTCTCCAATAGGTAAGGCTGGCGTATTAAACCAAACTTTCAGTGGTTATGGTATGGGTCAAGGCGGACATGGTTTAGTAGTTATCTACGGTGAGGTATAAACAATGGGAATCAGAAATTTATCAACAGCAAGTATTAAAAGCGGTGTTAAGCGTTCTAAATTTTGGGACCAAAGCGCAACATTAGCACCAATTGTAGAAGTTGTTGTAGTTGCAGGTGGTGGTGGTGGACAAAATGGTGGTGGAGGTGCAGGTGGACTTTGTTATCACTCAGCATTATCAGTTACCAAAGGAAGTCCTTATACAGTCACAATAGGTGGCGGAGGTACTGGTCGCCCTACTAACACAGGTAGTGCTGGCGCTAATGGTAATAATTCTGTTTTTGGAAGCATCACAGCACTAGGTGGTGGTACTGCATCATCATCAACTGGTAATAGCGGTGGCTCAGGTGCGGGTGGATACTCAACTGGTGGTGCGGCAACACAAGGCAATAGCGGTGGCGCAACTGGTTATGGTAATCGTGGTGGTAACACACCAGGTGGTGTTGGCTCAGGTGGCGGTGGTGCTGGAACAGCGGGTGCAGATGCTAGACCATCAACAGGTGGAGATGGTCGTCAGTATTGGAACCAAAATGGAACAGCAACCTACTATGCAGCAGGTGGTGGTGGTCGTGACTACGGAACTGGAACACCTTACAACGGCGGTACTGGTGGCGGTGGAACTGGCAATGGTCAAGAAGGTGCTATTAACACGGGTAGCGGTGCTGGAACTTCTAATGGTTCTTATGGTAACGGCGGTTCAGGAATTGTAATTCTTAGATACTCTAGTACTTATGATGCTGCTGCATCAACTACTGGTTCTCCAACAATAAATACAACTGGTGGATACAGATACTATAAATTTACAGGTGATGGGAGTATTACTTTCTAATGGCACACTTTGCAAAACTAGATGAAAATAATGTTGTACTTGCTATTCATGTTGTAAACAATGATGTTATTACCATTGATGGTGTTGAGTCAGAGCAAGCGGGAATAGATTTTTTAACACAACTTTATGGACACGCAAACTGGAAACAAACTTCCTACAATAATAATTTTCGTAAACAGTATGCTGGTGTAGGTCATACATACGACCCAGTAAAAGATATTTTTATAGCAGCAGCAGAATTTCCTGACTGGACTTTAGATGAAAATTCTAATTGGCAACCACCAGTTCCATACCCAAATGATGGAGATTATTATATCTGGAATCAATTTGATTCTAACTGGATTAAAGCATACAAAAAAATTGATTGAATGCGATTTTTGTAATAAAGAATTTGAACCAATAAATACCCGATGGCTATGCCCTCATTGTCATATGAAGGCTAACTGTTGTGATGGTGAACCGTTAGGAGAATAAGTGGCTGGTCGTGATATTACCGAAGGTCGTTCTAGTAGAGCGATTGCGGTTGACATTGGCGTTGTGGCATCAAATGCTATCTGGCAAAACACTGATATTGCCTATGATGTAGCGCTAAATGGTGTGCCATTTATCTATGCCATTAATGACAACCGTCCATACATTCGTCAAACTGCACCCTTTAAAAAGGAACAGTTTGATAGCCAGCAAGAACCAGGTGAGCAATCACTTACTGGTTGGTGGATTCGTAGCCAGTCTTCCTTTCATAAAGGGACTGGCATTAAGTTCTATGACCCATCTGGTGGAGAGATAACAGCGAACAGATTTGCTGATTCTTCCAATGTAGATGTATGGACTAAAGGACAAGTAACTTTACTTAAAGAGACTACTAATACTTCTACTAGTACTGGTATATATAAACTTATATCAAATGTGTCTACTACTACAGATGTAGTTACTGCTTTTATTCCTGGCTCTACCACACTTAAAGACATTACAACTACTGGTTCAACTAATACTACATATGCAACTACTGCATCTGCGATAGTAGATGTAGTTAGTAATGGAACTACATTATTTATTGCCAATGCTACTCGTATTTTTTATCAAACAATTGGTAATACTGGTGCTTTAAATAATCATTATAGTACTGGTACTGCTGCAGTAAAGATGGCTTGGGTTAAACAACGTCTTGTTGCTGGTATAGGTACATCTATATATGAATTAACTGGTGCTCTCGGCACGACTACTTTACCTACTGCTACATACACACATCCTAATACTGGTTGGACTTGGACATCTATATCAGAAGGTGGCTCTGCTATCTATGCTGCTGGCTACGCTGGTGGTAATGGTGCTATCTATAAGTTTATTTTATCTACTGCTGGTGTTATGCCAACCCTTACCTCAGGTATTATTGCAGCGCAACTACCTAGTGGTGAGTACCCACTTAAGATTGAATCCTATCTAGGCTATCTAGTAATTGGCACCAACAAAGGTGTACGTGTGGCTTCTATATCAGATACTAATGGAGACCTAAGTTATGGTCCATTAATTATTGAAGCAGCCAACACAGGATTAGACTTTGCATTTAGAGATAGATTTGTTTATGTAACTGGTTCAATCAATACCTATGCTGGTCTATATAGAATTGATTTAGGTAATGAACTTGAGACATTACGCTTTGCTTATGCCAATGATACTTACCTTGACGGAGCAACTGGCTATGCTACTAGCGTAGACTTTGTAGGTAACTCAAACCAAATAGCATTTACTACATCTGGTAGCAATGGTATTGCTATCCAGTCAACTACAGTTCTAGCCCCATCTGGCTATATAACTACAGGTAACATTCGTTATGGAACACTTGAGCCTAAAAACTTTAAACGTTTAGTAGGTCGTGGAAACTTTGACTATGGTTCTATGACACTAGAAACAGTTACTGCTGCTGGCACTGAGTATGAAATCCTTGCTTACAATGCAGATGTAGACCCAATTGAGGTAACAACATCTAGTCCAGAAACTGCACAAGAGTATCTTGCTTATAAATTTTTATTAACTAGAGATACAACTGATACTACTAAGGGTCCAATATTTAAGGGCTATCAGGCAAAGGCTACTATTGCTACGCCACGTCAGCGCATAATGCGCTTTCCAGTTTACTGTTTTGATATTGAAACAGATAGATATAATTCTATGTTTGGTTATGAAGGCAGAGCCTTCTCTAAGATTCAAACATTAGAAGACTTGGAACAAAGTGGTGACGTAGTCACCTGGCAAGACTTAACTACTGGCGAATCTCGGCAGGCAGTTATTGAACAAATTACATTCACCCGTATGACTCCGCCTGACAAAAGGTTTGATGGCTTTGGAGGAGTACTCGAGATAACTATTAGGACAGTATAAAATGACACCTACTGATTGGGCTGGATTAGCCGTAGCCGTAACCACACTTGTTGGAGCCCTTGCTGCTGCAGTTAGATGGATGGTAAAGCATTATCTTACTGAACTTAAACCCAATGGTGGCTCAAGCCTTCGTGATAA